CTCAAGGAAGCTGAGGTAGCTTTCCCATCCTGGCTTGAGGGTGGCGTCAATGAAATCTGTATCGTCAACGACGGTTCAGATGACGGATCCGAACAATGGATCAGAAAGCAGCAACAGTCAAGCCCATTGATTCGAGCAACTCACTTCTCCGATACAGGATACAGTAGGTATCCTCTTCGAGCCTTCAACACGTGCATGGCGCTTCCTTGGTCAACGGTTATCATACAACAGAGCCCTGAGGTTGCTCACCTTTCAAGGGATCTAGTTGGACAATTGATTGGGCCAATTGATCGAGACGAAGCTGACATAGTATTCGCCCGAGTCTTGAACATGTCCTTTGAGGAAGTTCGCTTCCTTGTCAATGCCGCCGGTTGGCAAAGGGATGTGTTGGTTCAGAAGTATCATGGCGAGGACTGGGGCAAGGAAACAGCTAAGACGTTGCAGCACGAGTTGCCCAAGTGTGAAGGTTGGCCAGTATACACTGGACACGAAAGGCCTCTTCCATTCTTCTTCTGTGGTGCGATCCGCAAGGACCTATGGGAAGCCCTAGGTGGCTACGACACCAAAATGGACAATACTCACGATAGGGGTGCGGACGCAGCTTTCGCCGAGAAGATGATTCAGACATCTAGTGTCAGGATTCTCGGTCTTGGCAAAGCTGTCGCAGCTCACATCAAGCATTCGAGGACATGATGAGAATTCTCGTACTGGGTTCTTTGGGGCATATCGGAAGGCACCTAGTTCCTGCGTTGAAGGAGCTGGTTCCTGGAGCCGAAGTGTTCGAGGGCGATCTTCGTCCTGACCATCGAGGCAACTTCTACGCAGTCGATGTTCGGGACGCTTTGGACCTTGGCAGGATGTTCGACGACTTCGAACCCACAGTCGTCTACAATCTTGCGGGGATGGTTTCTCGAGTGACCTGTGAACGTGCGCCTGCCCAAGCGTTGGCGGCGAATGTCACAGGTGCTCTGAATGTAGCCACCCTGTGCAGACGGCATGGATCGAGACTCATTCATATTTCAACAAGTGAAGTATACGGTCCTGTTGAGAACAAGATGTCCGAGAACGGACCTTGCGAACCCAACAACTGGTATGGGAAAACGAAACTGTTAGGGGAGCACGCTGTTCGTTATTGGGCAGAGGACTATTGCATCCTACGCCCGTTCATGTTCTATCACGAAGACGAGGCTGCACAAGACAACAGGTCAGCAATGATTCGGTTCGTTCGGGACATTTGCTTGGGGCATGGTTTCCAGCTTCATACAGATACGTCAAGGTCTTGGATGCACATGGACGATGCTGTCCTGTTCATGGCATCTTTGATTCGTCATGTGACATTGCCCGATACTGTTAACGTCGGGAATCCGAATAAACAGACAATGCTGGAACTCGTCCGTTTGATCGGACGAGTTGCGGAACGTGAACCCATCTTCGATGAGATTACGCTCCCCATCAGAATGACTCCACACAAGACCCCGGATCTGGAACTTCAGGAGCTACTCGGCTTCAGTCCCCAGATATCCCTCGAAGACGGGGTACGCCGAGTGGTCGAGGAATTCCGGAGGAGCCATAGTGTGGTTTCTTAAGTCCAAAGTTGAAAAGGCTCAGGAGGCTTTGCAGACTCAATTGATCGAGGCACGGAGCAAGCTCCTCGAGGCATCCAGCTTCTACTACGACCAGTACGTCGACCCTCGTGAAGCCTACATGGAGGGTGACGAGATGTGGTCACCTGTGGGCTACGAGGGCACTGCCTTCGGGTCTCGAAGACTGACGACCGAGGAAGAGCTGGATGCTGCTCGAGTCAAAAGTCGGCAATTGTCCGAGACGAATGAATGGGCAATCAACGGTTTCGACAATCGCATCTCGTACATCGTTGGCACTGGTTTGCAGTATCGGGTTACGGCCCCAAAGGACTCGAGCCACTCCGACGAATTCATTGCCTCTGTTCAAGTAATCGTCGACGCATTCATTGACGCCAACAAGTGGTCCGAACGGGAACAGGAAATCGTGTACCGAGCGGATCGTGATGGGGAAGTATTCCTCCGCATCTTCAAACAGGGCATGAGCGAAATCCCTGTTCCGCTGGTACGTTTCATCGAACCGGAAACCGTGAGGCAGCCCCAGAAGAGGCGAGGAGAGAAAGCCAGTTCTTGGGGCATTCAGACGGATCCGGAAGATACCGAGACAGTACTCGGTTACTGGGTCAATGAAGAATTCATTGATGCCGCTGACGTAATTCACATCAAGGCCAATGTGACTTCGGGTACGAAGAGAGGTGTTCCCACGTACTACCCAGTACAGAAGAACTTCTCCCGAGCCGAGAAGTTGCTTCGGAACATGTCTGTAGTTGCACAGATCCAGGCTGCGATCGCTTTGATCAGACAGCACGAGGGTTTCAGTAAGGACCAGGTTCAGACTTTCCGAGACGAACAATCAGACTTCGACATCACGAATCAATCAACGGCCAAGACTTCGTACCACAAACGAATCACCCCAGGATCAATCGTCGACGTCCCCAAGGGCATGACGTATACAATGCCCATTGCGGGGATTGCGGCTGATAAGTTCGTCATGATCCTGCAGGCAGAACTCAGGGCCATTGCTGCCCGCTTAGTGATGCCAGAGTTCATGTTCACGTCGGATGCTAGCAACGCCAACTACGCATCGACGATGGTTGCCGAAGGACCTGCGGTAAAGAACTTTCAACGTCGTCAGAAGTTTTTCCAGGATCCTCTTCTCGGTTTGGTCTGGATGGCGGTTGAAGACGCAGTTACATTCGGCCTGCTTTCGGAGGAAGCACTTACCCTTGACATCGACGTTACGTCCCCGTCCTTGACTGTAAGGGACGAAAAGGCGGAAGCAGAGACAATGCAGATCGAACATACGAACGGTGTTGTGTCTGCTCGTACGTGGGCCGAGAAGAAGGGTTACGACTTCGACGAGGAACAGATTCGATTGGACGAAGAGGCGGAACTGGGGATGCTGAGAAACCCACTTCCTCTACCTGGCGAAGGTGAAGACGACGCAGAAGAGGAGACGACCGAGGACTAGTGCTGAAGCGTAGACACCAGGAAATGGTTCATGCTCGTTTCACCCAGCACATGGTGCTGGCACTGGAAAGGCGTGACGACATCGGCCGTAAGGTCGAACGGCTATTCACCAAATGGTGGCTGGATCTATTTCCTCTGTTTGTTGATTCGGGCAAGGACTACGTTTGGTACCAACTCGCAATCCAAAAGCGTTATGCAAAGCTATGGAAAGCGGTTGACGCACTGCTGTACAAAGAATTCAAGAAGACCAATCGGTGGTCGTACGAAGATACCTTTGACGCAATGATGGATGTGCTTCCATGGCAGTATTGGGAGTACTTGAGGTATCGAGAACAAATGGAGGCAGTCGACTTCAGTCAGTCGACGAATCCTAAGGCTGCTCGAGAACTGTACAAGCCCATGCCGAGAGCGAAGGCGGATCAGCTGATCTTCGCCCCACCTCCAAGTGCCAAGGATGGGTTGAATTGGAAGCAACGCATTACGAAGCTGTCTGGGCAAACTCAGAACCATAAGGCCGTAGCTGATAACATTGCCTCGGGGATTGCTGCAGGAAAGAACCCGAGACAGATCGCCAAACAGATTGCACCGTTCGTCAATAGGGATAAGGCTGCTGCCGAAAGGATTGCTAGGACTGAGGCACTGCGGGTTTCGCACATGGCGAAACGTGAACAGATGGAACAGTTCCGGGACGTAATGTCAGGGTGGAGACTCGTAGCTACCTTTGATGAACGTACCCGGACGCATCACGCAGCTCGTCATGGGGACTTCTACGCATACCCCAATGCAAGAGGGGAACTGCCAGAAGGCGCAAAGGGCCATGCGGACAATCGTCCAATGGTTCCTGACGAACCCAATTGTAGGTGCGATGATCAACCCGTAGTTGCAGATATTCCTGGTGTGTTCGATGGCGGCACTGAGCCGGCTGTTGTTGCTAGTGTCGATGGACCGATTGAAGATCCTGTCGTTTTTGGGAATTGGTTCGATAGACAAGAACCCGTTAGGCAGAGACGTATTGTAGGGACACGTAGATTCTCCTTGGTCAAAAGGAAGCTCGACGACCTTGGCGCAGGCCAGGATCCAACATGGCCTAACTTCTACATGCCCGATGACGGTACCTTAGTTCCTATGCGTCGACTGGCTGCTGAGTCAGTTGGCGAGATGATGACTCGTACCGAACTCAACATTCGAGGCATTGTTGAAAGGACTGTGGTTCTTCAAAGGGAGAAGAGCCTCGCCCCAATCATTGCTGAGTCATTGGAGAAGTTGACTCCAATCGAGAAGGAGATAGCCGCAGCTCGCCAGCAGGAATACCGTCGGCTGTTCGGTCTCAGAAAGAAGTACGGTGAGGTAGACGGTAAGAATCGTTACGTCGTCAATCGTGTGAAGGATCTGGATAAGCGATTGTTGGCGGATAACCTTACCGACGCCGAACGGTTGGTATGGAACGATCTCAAGAGTACCCTATTAGCTACGGATAAAGTCGAGGCTGAATTCCGTAGACGCCTAAGAGCCAACTTCCAGGCTTTCGCCGATTCTGGGGGCAAGGCTAAAGGAGCAGCTCCGACTATCGGAGTCCCTAAACCATTGAAGCCTGTACCTACACCTCCGAAGCCTACACCAATTAAGCTTACTCCTGTGAAGCCGAAGCCGATACCAATATCGAAGCCGACACCTGATCTGGATCTACCTGCACCAGTTGGGTCTGGACCCTTGCAGAAGATTAAGCGATCAGACTTTGTCGGTACTATGATGGTAGAGAATCAAAAGGAACTTGATGACGTTATACGAGGGTTAAAAGGGCACGTTTCACTTGAAGACCTAGATCCGAATAAAGTCGTTGCATCCACGTGGAACGAGTTCGGTGCACACGAGAAGAAGCTCAAGGGTTTCCTTTCTGGTGGGGACATGGCCAACGCTCCTCCAGTATTAGTGCACCGAATGGCTGATGGCAGTCTAGAAGTAATTGACGGGATTCATAGAGTGACTGCGGCTCGGAAGTTAGGTTTACCCATTCGGGCGATAGTCATCGATGACGTTGGACACGTTAAGACCCTAGGACGATTCAGAGATACTGTACAGTATGATTTGGCACATTGGTATGCTGCGAAACATCCGGACCGAATCAAAAGAGTGTCTCTCTGGGAGCCGGGAGCAAAAGCAATATCGAAACCCAAGCTACCCAAGCTACCCACGAAACCACCTACACCAGTAGTCGCACCAAGCAAACCCCCTGTGCTGAAGCCTGCATTCGATGACAACTATTGGAATGCGGCAAACGAAGCCTACCGTGATATGATGAAGCTGGGTATTGATCTAGATGAAATGACCAATGCCAGTTGGCATAAAGCTTCTGACGCAAACCGAATGATGCAGCAGTATCGGGATGCGTTGCGGAAGGCACAGGGCTTCGATAGCGTAGAAGCTGCCCTTACTGCGTCGGATGCGAAACGGCGTATCGTCAGAAATATGGACAAGAAGATTGACAACTGGATTGTTGCATTTGGTAAAGGGGGCGGTTCGAATCCCGGTAGTCTTCGGAAGAAGTTGAAGAAAGACTTTCGGGAGATGCTTACTTGTGTTGATGATACAATGCTGAGAGCTCCTTCGGGTGAAGCCATGGATTCTAGAAGTAGGCTTCATCATATTACCATGTCGAAGATTCCAGGTAAGGAAGGCGCAGCGAATCCGGATCTCAACTACATCAAAATAGGGGATAGATGGGGGCGTCAGGGAACGACTAATACACTCACCCATGAGTTCGGGCACCATCTATTCTATCGTAATGGTCGAGCTGCGGAACGAATGGATCGATGGTTAGATAGTCGTATGGCGGAGTCGAGTACTGTCTCGTCTCACTCTAAAGGCTACATACAGGCGTTCAACATCAAAGAAGACAAGTTCGCCGATCCATACATTGGGCGAATATACAATGGGAATTTGGCGAAGGCCGTAAACGAAGGGGTAGAGTATTACTATGCCCCCGGTGAAGGCTTGTCTATGCCAATGGAAGCATTGATGAACCGGAAGCTTATGTTGAAGTTCCTCCGTAAGGATCACGAACATCTTCGCCTAGCTTGGGCGATGCTTCGGGGATTCTAATGACTACGTATACAGTTGTCCTGAAGTATCGGAACGTCGAGATAGGGCAATTGGTCTATGAAGTGACTGGGGAACGTTTACAAGGACGAATCAAACGAATCAAGATAGACTCCAGGTACGCTGCGATCAAGATAAGGCTACTTGTAGTCTTGAAGACGAATCCAACATTAGAAGTAATTCTTGGGGGTTGGATTCCTGACTCACTCAAGCCTTGGTATGATGGGGCTGTAAAAGCTGTTTGGGTCGTTAGCCAAGAATTCCAAGGCCTGAGTTACGAAGCTCCTGCTGCAACAATAGAAGAGCCCGAAGGGACAATGCTTTGACCAAGGCAACAGAACACTTTCGGGTTCGGATTCGGAAGCCTGGGGCATTCAAGGGTTTCCATGTTAAGCGATTGAATGAATTGACCGAGGGCGCCAAAGCAGTCATCGGTCGGCGATCGGACGGAAGCAAAGCTGTACAGTCTGTTGAGTTCGATGCCGTCGAATGGCCTGATCGAGGTGCAGCTCGGACGTGGGTAAAGAAGAACCGTGAATTCCTGGAAGGTCTAACTGGAGGTGAATCCATGGACGAGATCGAGCTGGGTGAGGACATCTTTCGTCCTGGTTCGTTGACGGTGGACCGAGATGCTAGCATTATCCGTGGAGCCAAGTTGTTGGGGACTTCGTCGGAGAACGGCTATCGCTATTCTCCACAAGCCCTGAAAGATGCGGCTCGACTGTACGAGGGAATCAAGATCAACATCGATCACCCGGATCGTCGAAGTCCTGACACTCCGAGATCGGTGGCTGATCGTTGGGGCAAGGCGACCGGCGTAACTGTCAAGGAAGGCGATGGCGTGTATGGGGATGTTGCATTCAATCCTTCACACCCGCTGACGGAGTCAATCTTGTGGTTCGCGGAACACATGCCCGACGCACTTGGCTTCTCCCAGAACGGAAGAGGCGTGCTCAAGCCTGGTGGCGGAGGCACGAAGATCGTGGAAGCCGTACGGATCGTGCGGCACGTGGATCTGGTGGCGGATGCAGCCACGACTCGGAGTCTATTCGAGTCGAAGCTGGGGCCGCTCGAGGCCACAACAACCCAAGCTGAAGACGTTGACGGTGACGGAGGCGACAACATGGAGTTCGGAGACTTGACTCTGGAGCAGATTCGCTCCAAGCGTCCGGACCTCGTCACCTCTCTTCTTCAGGAGTCGAAGTCGACGCAGGCCTCGGAGAAGGAACTGACCGAGCTGCAGGAATCGAACACGGCCCTGAAGAAGGAGAACGACGAGTTGAATGTCTCCAAGGCCCTCGGTGTGAAGAAGGAACTGGTCGAATCGGTTCTGGCGAAGTCCAAGCTTCCGAAGGAAGCGAAGACCGAGCTGTTCACCGAGACGCTGATGGAGGCAAAGGACGAGGAAGCCATGAAGGCTCTCGTCGAGGACAGAACCAAGATTGTCCTCAACACCAAGCCGAAGTCCAAGGAGACCGATCCTCTGATCGAGGGTGTGAAGGGAACTCAGCCGTCTACCGGCAAGGAGTTCGCCAGCGCCCTGAAGAAGAGGTAGGGATCCAAGGGCTGTAACTGTTCTGAAGGGAAGCCAGTAACATGGCGGATAAGAACAGGTGGCGTTGGGGCGAGACCAACCCGATCATGAGTGCCGTGAATTCCGCTACGGTGATCGCGATCGGGGATCTGGTTTACCTCGACACCGACGACGTCAAGCCGGCGAGTGACCTCACGTACTTGTCGTCGCTGGCGTTGTCACAGGAAGCGTTCCACGACGCTTTCATGGGGGTTGCTATGCAGCGATCCCGAGCCGCCGACACGGACAACATCCGTGTGGCGACCGATGGCGTATTCGAATTCGACTGTGCCTCGGCGACCTTCGAGGTGGGAGATCTGATTGGCGTTGACGATAACGCTGGCGGAATTGCCCTCGAGGATCAGCAGGTAATCGCGGTTGCGACTGCGAACCTGGCCATTGGCAAGGTTGCTCAGCGGGAAGCTTCCGCCATGACGAGGGTGCGTGTTCGCATCTTCAGTACGGTCATGGTTGGCGGCGTCCAGGCTGCGGCCTAGGGTTAGAAAGGAATCTGACCATGTACGGACAGAACCTCAAGACCCTCGTCGAGTCGATGGGTCATCGTCAGGCCGCAATCCTTTTGGGCGATGCCCTCAGGGAAGGCGAACTCAAGTCGGAGGACTTCTCTCTCCGTGAGCTCGCCGAAGCGTTCCTCGGACACAAGTGGGTTTCGGGCCTCACGCCCGGAGGCGAAACCGGATTCGCCCCCATTCAGTCGTCCGCCGAGCTGATGGAAGCTGGGGATGCGATCGATGTGACCGCATACTCCAACATCACCGGTCAGCTCATGTACTCGGCCATCCTGGAAGGCTTCACCCAGGAGGGGTTCATTTCGGACTCGTTGGCTCGTCGGATCCCGACGAAGCTCAGCGGCGAGAAGATCCCCGGACTCGGCAATCTCATGACCGGAAGTTCGGCCACAGATACACTCGATGGTGTCGGCGACGGTATGCCGTTCCCCACCATCGGCGAGATCGCCGAAGACTATGTCGAGACGCCTTCCACCACAAAGCGTGGATTGATTCTCGGCATCACGAAGGAGACGATCTTCTTCGACCGCACCGGGCTGATGCTCGAGCGGGCTCGCCAGATCGGTGAGCGTCTCGGCCTCGACAAGGAGAAGCGTCTTCTGAACGTGGTTCTCGGAATCACGAACAACTTCTCCTGGAGAGGAACCTCGTACAACACGTACCTCACTTCCGGCTCCTGGATCAATTCCAAGACGGGGGTGGAGCTCGTCGATTGGACGGATGTCGAGATCGCCGAGCTCATGTTCACCGACATGACGGATCCGGATACGGGTGAACCGATCATCATGGGTCCGGACAAGACTCTTCTCGTCATGCCGGCGAAGCACTTCACGGCCAGACGGATTCTCGGTGCCACGGAGGTCGAGTACGGTACTCGGGCTGCGGCGACTCCGATCACCCGAAGCCCCAACCCACTTCCGGCCGGTTACAGTCTCATCGTCAATGCCAGAATGCAGGCTCGCATCGTTGCGGGCTACAGCGTTGCGGCTGCCGATGCGGCCAAGTACTGGTACTACGGAAGCTTCATGAAGGCATTCGCCTACATGGAGAACTGGCCAATCACGGTTGTGCAGGCACCCGCCAACGGCGAAGCCGAGTTCGAACGAGACATCATCGTTCGTTTCAAGGCCTCGGAACGTGGCGCTGCGGCCGTGATGAACCCGAGGTACGTACTGAAGCTGACTGGTTAACCAGTCGGCTTGGATTACTGGGGGCTTCTCCGGAAGCCCCCACGGTCCGGAAAGGACGCAATGCCGCTTTTCAATGTTCAGCTCGGTTCGGTCGATCCGCTCGATGTCATTGAGGCAGAGAGTCCGGAAGAGGCCAAGCAGCTCTACATGGATCAATTCGGAATCCTGGGAACGAAGAATCAGTTCCTACATTGCGAAGAAGACGATCCGGACGAAGAGCCCGAGTCCAATGAATCCTCGGACGAAGAAGATGGCAAGGACAAGCCCGAGGATGATTCCGAGGACGCAAGAGAAGACTGATGACAATGCGATCGGCGTTCGTCCTCCTTGCCGGAGCCCGTAGAGGTTCCCCCTGTGCGGACGCCGATCGCTATCTCGGGAGATTGTAATGACTTATGCGACTGACTTGATCACGCTTCGGGACCAGTTGATGGCTCGGATCCTTGAAGTGACTGCTGCCCCGAAACCGTCTTACAGTATCGATGGTCAGGCGGTTTCGTGGACGCAGTACTTGACTGAGCTGCGGAAACAGCTCAAGGATACAAACGGCTTGATCAATGATGCCGATGGACCCTACTCCTTTGAGACTCAGTTGTTCACGTAGGATCGGATAACCAATGTCACTTACCACTGTTACTGTTTCGTCCGGCGGCACCTTAGACCAAGGAGGTCAGTGCGGACGTATGATTGCTCGGGGTGACGATGGTAGAATCCATGCAATCTACATCGAGGCTTCAAAGTCTGATCTACAATATCGGTATTCAGACGACGATGGTGCAACATGGTCTGCGGAAGAAGAAATCTATAACAGTGGGTCTTACTATATCTATACCGCGCACATTTGTGTTGCAGCCAATAACGAACCCGTAGTCAGCTTCTGTTACCACCAAGCCACGAACGCCGCAATCATTTTCCAAAGGGTTGCTGGTTCGTGGACGGTGATGACTTCGCCTTACGGTGCAGGTACGAAACTTGCGAACGATCCGGGGATATGTCGTATTCTCTACGATCCCAATTCTGGTGAGTTCGTTGGACTAAGTGTAGTTCAAGTCGGCTCCACGGGTTACAACATTCGTTTCAAGACTAGTTCAGATCTAACCGGTGCTTGGGGTTCTGACATTACTGTTGAATCAGTGGGGTCTTCACCCCTAGATGTTACAGCCGTTAGTGGTGTTGATGCCTGTTTGGACATTAATGGAGATGTGTGGGTTGCCGCACTCCGGAACGACGGTGGCAGTTCGAAAATCAGTGTCATCAAATGGACTCGGTCCACTACTACGCTTGGTTCGTGGGATGACGTAGATACTAGTCTCGTCGCTGCCGGCGCCTGTTCAATTACTATGTTGGTTGACAAAAACGGTATTCCGTATGTTACAGCATGTCACCGAAATGGAGGAGCCCGAGGCGTAGGGGTTATCTACGACAAGACGAGTGGCTCCTGGTCAGCTGCAGAAGAGATCATCTCCAACGGATCATACGACACTTGGACGGGGCGCTCTTCAATCGCCGATGACGGTACAATCTGTATCCTTTGTATTGAACGAGCCTTTGACATTTCTGGTGACACCTTCATTCGTTACCGAAATGCTGCAGGAACTTGGTCGACTCTATATACCACAACAGACAATCGTGACGCAATGGGTTGTTGTTGGTGTGGAGCTTGTTACTACTCAAGACCGGCGTCAGGTTACTACACATTAGTGTGTGATATCGTTCCAGATGCAATTTATGTGATGTATGAAAACACCACTGTATGGGCTGAAGGTGGGTTGTCTGTTCAGGCTTCGGACACGATTGAATTCTCTGAACTCGCAGAGATGTACTGGGTAGCTGCGAACAAGATTGAAGGGTTGGAGTTTAGCGAAGTTGCATCTGAAGTTGCTGAACTCGGTTACGCACAAGGAGAAACGGTTGAGTTTGGGGAACTAGCTGGACTTACTCATGAAGTAGAAGGCGAAGACGAGATTGAGTTCGGTGATAGTGCACACCGTAACTACGAAGTCGTAGCCGTTGACGGAGTTGAGTTCACCGAACTAGCCACTCGACTTACCTTTGCAGAAGATACGGTTGAGTTCGGTGAGTCGGGTTCAGCAGTCCTTGTTGTCACAGCAGAAGCAACCGATGGCATTACGTTCCAGGAAGCGGCAGCACACCTACCCATTGAAGGGTGTGAAACTGACTTCGTACCTACACCATCAATCCCGGCAGATCCGAATACGATCCTGTATGTATACTTGCAAGGGCCTTGGGCAACTCTAGCCTACACGATCCGATTGACGAGACCTGATTACGGAGACGTTCGTCGGAATCGATTGCAGATTGTTGTTCACCGTACAAGAGGCGGTGGCAGAAGAGTATACAAACGGACTCCATCTTTCAAGTCTTTGGTTATGCGTTTCCAGGGCATGAGTCGAAAGAAGCTTCTGGAACTAGAGAACTTCCTCGAGAACACTGCAGGAGAAGACATCAAGTTCATTGATCACAATGGACATGTGTGGAAGGGTAACCTTCTGAATTCACCTGTTGATCTATCTACGGAAGGTCGTAGTCAAGGCGAAGCCATGTTGGAATTCGAGGGTGAGGTAATCTCGTCATGACAATAGGCTTTGATCCCAGTAACGACTACACGATGTTCGACGGACTTCAATCGGTTACGTACCGAGCCAAAGGTGCAGCAACACCTGACGTAGAAAATGGGGTTGTTGCAGATACAGCAACGGACTATACATCCATTCAAGCTCTGAAGAGACTCGTTGACCAAGACGCAATGATCGTTCTGTTCTCTGCAGGCAAGGTACAAGTCGGTGACTGTATGTGGGAGATCCCATACATCACTGGCGTCACTCCTGCTGTGGGCGATCGAGTCATCGAGGCTGACGATACGGAATGGGAAGTCGTTGCGATTGATGACAAGCCCGTTCTAAGCATGTGGAGGGTTCTAGCTAGGAAATGAAACGGCAGGGAGCAGCCATTTCAATGACTCGGTTCCTTCGGGACATGAACAAGTTCTTCATATCTATTGGAGACTTGACCGAGACAAATGCATGGATCAAGTTCCAGGCCATTATACTTCGTACCTTCAACAAGATCAAGAATCGTACTCCAGTTGATACTGGCTTTGCGAAAAGTAGTTGGCGAGTCGAGATCAATCACGACACACCTGGTTTGTTCCAGGCCAAGATCTATAATGGGGCTTGGTACATCGCCCTGCTTGAATACGGACATTCGAAACAAGCTCCTCAGGGCATGGTTCGGATTACCTTGATCGAACAGTCAATCACGATCCGCCGGATCCTTAAGGGGCTATCTCGTGGCCGTTGATGCCAAGTTAAGATTGTACATAGAACGGTCCTTGGCCAAGGCTATTGTCGATGGCTTAACTGGCTACACCGTTCAGACTCCAGGAACCAGAAGTGAAGTGGCTTCGACTGTGGATGATTGGTTCACGTTTCATCCACTAGCCATTCCCAGGATCCCTTCTCGTAAGGGAACTTGGCATGGTCGAGTCATGTTTCAGATCACAGTCTTCTCCAGATACGGGGAGCAGCGATCTGACAGACGACTCGATATGGTCTTTGAACTCGCTGCCGCTGTGCAGGCGCTTCTCGATGACAACAGCGTTGCAATCCTCAAGTATGGAGGTGATGATTCTGTCTTGGGGTGTTTGAAGCTTGGTCCAAGTGACGAAGTGTATCAGGATGAAGGTGATCTTGGACTTGCTCATCGTTCTACCAAGCCAACAGAAGTATCGAACATTCATTCGTTGGTCCTAACGTTTGTTGGAACCATGTTCGTGTCCTGAAGGAGGTGACGTAATGGCGACTCGTAACATGACGGATGGGGCACTGGTCATCTCGGATGGCACAACCCCAGCCAATACCCTCACCGTTCCGGTCATGGAAGGAGACCTCTCGTTCGTCGAGACGGCCGAAGCTCCTGTGATCATGAACCGAGGGTCGTTGTACGGAATGGCGACTCCTCTGGAAACCCCACTCGAGGTTTCCTTCACCCTCAAGTTCGAGGAGTGGCAGGGGAAAGCGGCTTCCGGTTCGGATCCCAGTCCGGTGGATGCGCTGCGCCAACGTGGCAATGCGGCTGCCTGGGCTGCGACGATTTCATGCGGTCCGTACACCGTGGATCTTATCTTCACGGTCACGAAGCCGTGTACTGCGGCCGGCGAGGAGTCGGAGGTTCTGACGTTTGCGGACTTCCACTGCGACCGGCTCGAGTTCAGTGAGGGCGAAGAGTACAATACGATCTCCTGTTCGGGTCGTTGCCTGCTCGTCAGCCCCACGTCGGTTCGCTCTTAAACCAGGTTCAAGGCAAGGAGGTGTTCAGCTATGAGACTCAAAGGTGAAGCAGTCAATGCTATCGCACAGGGTGAGGTAAGGATCCCTCGTGGGGATTCGGATCCAATCATCCTGAGGGTTCAGGCTCTGCCGTTGGGACATGAGGAGTTGGCGGAACAGATGTTCCCGTCACCCACAGCTCCACTGCAGTACGCCGAATCTCGTGGTGGCAAGATCCTTCGGGATCCGGCTACTCGGAAACCGATCACCGTCCGGAACCTCGAGGATTCGGATTACAAGGCAGCCGTACGTATCACCAGTCGTCACCAGATGATGTTTTTCGTCCATGCTGCCCTCAAGGCGGATGACACGGTCGAATGGGAAACTGAGGAGGTCGCTGGTCAAGACCCCAAGGAATTCTACACCGACCTGTACAACGAACTGAAGGCTGCAGGGTTCTCGGTCGGTGACCTTCGACTCATTGTCGATGCGGTCATGGAGCTAAGCAACCTTTCGGGTGAAGACATTCAGGAGGCGAAGGAGGATTTTTTGTCCCAGGAGCCGTCGGTCTAAAGGCGGCAGCACTTCCAAAGGACACGGCTCGAACATTGCGGTATGCGGTCTTGCGGGCGATCGAACGGATTGACCCCAGGGCCGCATACGGCAAGTCTTGGAATGAGTTGAATCGTAATCAGCAGTTAGAGCTCCTAGGCTTTGCTGCCTTACGGGAGCACGAAGACGCCGAACAGCTTCAAGCCACATGGGGTGGTTTGGGTAAGAGGTGATTGAATGGGTACGATAGCCGAGAACCTAACCGGTCGACTTGAGCTGGATATCCGGCCTTGGTTGGCGGCACTCAAAAAGGCCCAGAACGCTTCTGCCTCAATGGCCAATCAGGTCGAACGAGACAGCAAGAAGATCACCTACGCCCACCGTAGCATGTGGAAGAAGATCGGGGCTGCTAGCAAAGTAGCCATGGCCAAGATGCGGATTGGTATGGCGAAGGTTCGTGCCGGAGCCGCCAGACTTCGGGCCACGTTACATGGTGTGAAAGGAGCTGTACTTGGTCTAGGAGCTGCCCTTGGACTTGCTCTTGGTGGTGCGGCTATCGCCATGGAAGCAAAGAAGATGTCGGCTGCGGGGGCTGAGTTCGAAGAAACGTTTGCCAAGTTTGAGGCTGTGTTCAAAGAGTTCAGGGGTGATGCTACGGCCTGGGCAAACGAATTCGCAACTGAAGTGGGCAGGAGTAAAACCGAAGTAATGGATTGGATGGCGAGACTCCAGGACACCTTTGTGCCCTTGGGCTTCGCCAGGTCTGAAGCAGCCAAACTGTCCAGTCAGATCACAAGGCTAGGTGTGGACCTAGCTTCGTTCAACAACATGGTCGATCAGGATGTGATTGAGAACCTGACTTCGGCTATCGTTGGGCAGCACATCGCCGTAAGGAAATACGGCATTGTGTTGAATGAGGCATCGTTGAATCAGGAACTGTTCAACATGGGTGTTGTGGGTGGAGTCAATGCAGCCACCAACCTCCAGAAGGTTCAGGCCCGATTGAACGTGATCATGAACGCAACCACCGATGCCCAAGGTGATGCTGTACGTACTGCGGCCTCATTCACCAACCAGATGAAGAGACTCGGCTCAGCCATCACTCAGATCCGGTCCGAGCTGGGTATGGAATTGAACAAGGAGATTCTCAAACTGGTCAATGGCTTGGGTGGTGCTGAAGCAGTTTCCCGTAGGCTCAAGGTTGTCTTCACACTCGTGGTTGAAGTGGCTAAGCTATTCGTCTTGTGGGTTGGATACATGTCTGCGTCCAATGACAAGTATGCTGAATCGGCCAAGGGTGCAGAAGCAGCCTCGTTGCGAATGGCAGCAAAGGTCAAACGACTTGGCGTAGGGCTCAGCTTCGTGTGGCATGTTGTTTCACTCCTCACCTCAGGCCTCCGGATTCTGTTTGATGGTTTGATCGGAGCCCTTCAGATCGTTTGGACTCTGATCAAGAACATTGTCAGGGCGATTGGTGGATCGTTCCTCAAGGCATTGGCTAGGGTTGGGATTGTGATCTCTGACTTGGTTACGTCAGCAGCGTACCTTGGAGACCTAGTTGGGATCTCCGATGACGCAGCATCCAAATGGGACAAGATGAGATCAACGTTCCAATCAATGGACAAGATGGCGGATCAGTTCCTGAGTGGGTTCGGTAGTGATTGGGATGGTGTAGGGAAGACTGCTGACGATGCCAGGAACCGATGGCGTAAGTTCGGGATTGAGTTGGAGGCTCAACGGAATTCAATGAGGGAGATGTCTGGGGAAATTGCATCCCTGGAACGTCAGGCTGCAGAGGCTGAAGGCGAAGCAGCCAAGGAAGCACGGAAGGCACGTAGGGCTCAAGCCAAGGGTGTTTCCGAACTCCTCAATGTCAAGTTGAATGCTGAACAGAAGGCTGCGCAGGAGTCCATGATCCTGCTAAGGGATTCGTTGCACAAGAGAATCAATGAAGTCAAAGCAACCGAGCTACGGATCCAAACCAGCTACAAGGAAACGATCACCGCATTCAAGAAGGGGTTGTCGGAACTCGAGAACGCATACAAGGAACATAGCAAACGACTGAAGGCAATTGATCAGGAACGGTCAAACTTCAACTTGACAATGGAAGAACGAATCTTCCGTCTCAGGATGAAGGGACTGAGTCCTGAAGAGCAATCCTCATCACTCCAGTCAGCGATGCAGGAGATGGAATTCAGAGCCAGGATGGCTACGTCGGCTGGTGACTTCAGTGGAGCCAAGGGCTTCCTAGAAAGGGCAGCGGGCTTTGCCGAAGAGATTGCGGAACTAGAACCAAACCTCATTGGTGACATGGCTTCGAGGATGAGTGAGATCGCCAAAGAGGTTAACAAGATCTTTGGGTACGAGGAACAATTCCATAGGAGAGCAGCTCGGGAAGCACTAGACCGCAAGGTCGAGTTGGCTGCTCAGTTGGAGGAACTGGAAGCATCTCAGAAGGCTTGGTCTGAATCATTCAAGAAGCTGTTGAAGCAATGGTCGATGTTGAATCAGCAACAGAAAGAAGACCTCGACCGATTCGATAAGGAGATGACTGAGCTCACCAAGCCCAGACAAGTCCTTATCAATGCCATCACTGGTCCTGCGTTGGCCGCAATACAAGAAGTCAAGGAAGCACTCAACGGTCTTCGTTCGACACCAATCGTTATCACAACCCCCAGGCTTCCACTCGATTCAACTCCCCCTGTGCAGGGTGCTGGCGAGGCCCCAATCAAGAAGGCGTTCGGTGGTTGGGTTCCTGGAACTGGTACGAAGGATTCAGTTCCGGCTATGTTGGCTCCGGGTGAGTTCGTTGTACAGAGAGCCGTCGCACAACAGTTCCCAGGATTGCTAGAAGCATTGAACCAAGGTGCTGGGGGCGATACGGTGAACGTTGGGGATGTGAACGTAACACTTACTGGCTCCGGAAGTTCGGAGCAAGATGCTGTAGCAATTGGCAAGGCGCTGCGACGGGAAATCCGGCGTGGCCGTGTGACGTTGAACTAGGAGGTTGCACAATGGACGGCGCCGGATTCAAGGAAGCTGCTGGGTGTTCGGTCGTTCGACCGATGCCTGATGGAACGATTCAGGCTCGGGACAATGCCCAGGATGGTGTTGTGATTCGTGGCCGTTTCGATACCATTTGTGTTGGTCCGGATGGAATCGAGAAGTGGCGTGATTCCACCCCCAACATGATCACGGATGTCGAAGGACTCAACGACATCCTCAATGTTCACTTCCATGGTTCGTCTGCGACGGCGACATGGTACCTCGGCCTCATTCACGCAACCAACTATGCCGCAGGACCAGCGGCTGCCAACACGATGGCTTCACATGCGGGTTGGGAAGAAGGAACCGAGTACTCGGAATCCGATCGTCCGGCGTGGGTCGAAGGAGCTGCGTCCAGTCAATCGATTACCAATGCTTCGTCTTCCGACTTCTCAATCACGTCCACGATCACCATGAAGGGATTGTTCCTGACAAGTAGCGCCACCAAGGGTGGAACTGCTGGGAAGCTCTGGACTTCAGTCCTCTTCTCCGGTGGAGATCAGGCCGTAGGCAATGGTGACATTCTCAAAGTCACCTACACGATCACTGCTGCTCGGGCCTAGACAATGGCCAGAACGCTGACATCGGCTACACAAGTCGAGGCACTAAAGAGGGCTGGGGCTGAGCCCTTCGTCTTCATTGAGATCGATTGGGGATCGGGTGTCGGCGTTCAGTACTATGGAGACAAGACTACTACCATTGGTACGATCTATGTTGATGGTCGTATCATGGACATGTCTCCAATCCAATCCCAGGTAGGTGTTGGTGATATCGGTTCGTCTAGTGTGGTATCAGTAGGCCTATCGGATAGCGATCTCACCCTTCAAACAAGTCTCGGCTTGCGACCACTGGAGCAACGCCCAGCCAAAATCTACCATCACTTCGAGGGGCTGGATCAAACCGATCTAGTCGTTGTATTGAACGGAGTTGTATCCGGCCCCATCGAGTGGGATGAAAAGAACAGGCTGCTTCGGTTCCAGATTGAAGCTGTGACTCAGTCGGAGACGATTGGTTACAGTCCCGAAGATGGTGACATCTCGGGAATGAGTCCTGATGCGATTGGTAAAGTGTGGCCAGTTTGTTTCGGGACAGTGATCGATGTACCAGGTGTGTTGGTGAAACGATCTCCTCGGGGACGTTTGGCTGGCGACGTTGATGTGAACGCAACCGAATTCGACGTCATCCTGGACAATACGGATCAACCATTTCCTGTTACGGTTGCTCCTAACTATATCACAATGCAAGTGGCGGAAGAACTCATTGAAGGTACCTTTGTTGCTGCAGTGGGTACACTTCAGACTTTCACCATCGTCAATCGTAACTTGTACAGGTATGAGCCTACTCGTTTCGACAATCGTCCCATTGCTGATCCGGATGTGGACGATGCCCATGTGGCTTGGGTACTTGACGAGACCGAACGACTTGTAGGCAACTATGTAATCGTTCCAGCCATTGATGTTCCGTATGCTAACACAGACAAGTACAACTACTGCATCGCCCAACAAGGCACCAAGGTTTGGTTCCAATGGCCTTGGGGTTCGGGCATCATCAACAACGCATGGCTGTTCACAGCAACGAGTCCAGCCAATGGTGCCAACGTTCGGGCGTTCCTTGACAATGCTGTCTTCCGAGTTCTCAAAGCCGGAAGCCCAGTGATTCAATTCGAGGAAGCAGAAGACGTATTCGTAGTCAATGAGTTTGCCAGTACCGAAGTACTTCGGGTGCGGGCATGGAAAACGATTCAGTACAACTCAACTGGGGCTACGTACGAAGAACTAGTCGACGTACCAGAAGACTACTACACCGTTGACCTTTCAGATTCAAGTTTGGGTGCACCAGGGGGACGAACTCCAACCACGATTACCTTCACGACCCGGCTATCAATGTTGGGAACGTGGAAGGATGATCAAGTCTTTGTCTCAATTGAAGCAGTGACTGGACCCAACACAGCAGACATCATCGAGTGGATCCTAAACAACTACTCGGGATTGACTCCGGACACCACTACGTTTGCCACTGTGCAGACAGCATTGACCAAGTACCCAAGTCACTTTGCTATCCTTGAATCGGTCGATGCTGTTCGAACATGTGCCGAGATAGCTTGGCAAGCTAGGTGTGGTCTGTTTACTGTTGGGGAAGAAGCTTATCTTCGATACCTTTCAACGGAGCCTCCAGGTGCGCAGGCTGCTGTTACTCTTGACGTAACAAGTGACAACGTTCTCGAAGATGCCCAGATCACATTCACGGATACTGAGGACATTGTTACCGTTTTTGAGGCATTGTGGAAGCCTCTGTTGTCGGATCTGGACAATCGACGCATCAGTTACGAAGCAAACACCGACTTGTTCGGTCACCGTAGACGGGAATTTGAATTCTGGATCTATCAAACCGAATCACTCGTCATCAAATCAGCCACGTTTTGGGCCCAACGGTATGCTCGGTCCTGGTACAATGCTAGGGTTAGAGCATTCCTAGATGCACTTGCCCTGGACATTCTCGATTCGGTGACACTAAACATTCCGGCCCTAGGGCTTCCGGAAGTCACAACGGTGACTCAACAGGTTGCACATGATACAGCTCAACACATAATCGCATTGGAACTCTGGACACCAGTCGAGGCAGGGACTCAAGTGGCTTCGGCTTATGCTTGGGTGGATGATTCAGGAGACGTTGCACCAGACGACCCATCCATTGGAGTCAACCCAGCTCCGGAAGAGACTCAATCAGTTCCACCCCTTATCATCAATTCCCCATTTGCGGATGGGTTGAAATCACAAACTGTTCCAGCCAAGGTAGATGTTGAAACCGGAACAGGTGAGTTCAGGGTTGTAACTTATCCTTCGGGATATAGTGGAGCAGCTGGGGACACAGTTATTGTTTCCCAGATTGGCGACACTGATCTTGAGGACGATGATGAAATCCTAGCAAGTCAAACCCCAGACGGGAGTTGGTTTGCTACCAAGGGTGGTGGCAGTAGCGGTAGTCGAATGGCCGTTGGTCAAGTAATATCTCATTCAGGTACTGGACCAACGTCTACTTACTTAGTATACATCTATGACAACGGCATTGACAAACCTACAACTGAATCGATTACGGCTTATCCATTGACGATTGCTGTTGGACACTCATTCAAAGCAGGGACTTGGGCACTCTTTGTCTGGATAGAACTTGCCAATGGGGGCAATGGTAGATGGTACTTCCAGCCGCCAGTGTGGTTGCCGGAGACGTAAATGTCAACTGAATACGTTGCTGAACCATTAGACACTACACCAATGGAAGGTGGATACGGTGAAGACTGGGTAGGTGTTCCGATGTCTATTGAACATGCTAAGGACATTGCTGAACAATGGCGTAGACAAGGTATTGCTATCTCGTTTCCATTGGCAGGATCTCTTTGGTGGGGTCGAGTAGACTATCCTGCTCGTCTCGTCTTGGCTCAATTGACTCAAGGAATCAACATTGATTTCTGGAGTCGAGCTTCGGAACCACTTGACTTATCATCATCTTCACCCTACCCCAGGCTTCCTCATCCGTTTTGGTCATGGCGAATTGTAGTCGAACCAGCAAACCTTGTTGGGATGATCTATTTCGTTCAGAACCCATCAGCCCCAATAGGGCAAGGGGGCTCTGTTATGGCTGAAGGATTGTTGACAAAGGATGGTGTCTATACCGGGTTGCCTGTACCTTTTTCTGCACCGTTCCCCAATTGGAACTTCACCGGTAACCTACAGCTTTCAGTTACCACTGATGACGGAACAACTCTCCTTTGGAAGAACCCGATATGGAATTAGTTGGGGCAACTCAACGGATTCGACCCACCCCAGATGGTAAAGGACTCTGGATCCCTAGGGCAGATGGGGTAACAGAGCTCCTATTGGATAAGAAATACCCCCGATTAAAGGGCCCGAAGGAGTTGAAATGGGCAGTGATCGAATCGGGAAACGAGTTGTGGGCTAATCAATTCATCAATCAATACCACGGTCGACGAGCAATCCTATTCGGGAAGGGACCTTCGCTGGACCGTTTCGACTTCAGTCAGTTCCCCACTTCGGGAGTCGTAAGCGCCTGCCTGAATGAAACAGTTCACTTGGTTCCTTCCCCCCAATACGTCTTCTTTGTAGATGCCCACGTTGGGCAAGGGATGCGATTACCCAATCATTGTTCAGCCGTAGTGCCCCCAGCTATCCAGCACCTCCCCCTGTGCAAGAGCGAACTCAATCAACGTCGAATCCTTTTCCATTGGACTCCCGAATGGGTAGTTCCCGGCTACGCTACGGCTGCTATTGCCCTAGCAATCCTAGCCATGTGGGGAATAAGAGATGTAACCTTAGTAGGGTTTGATGGGTACGACGGGAATCATTCCCCAGACGGGAAAAAAGTTTACGCCGAAAGACTCCAACCCCACGTCACAAGGCCCCGAGCTGACTCGGATTATGGACCAATCAACCGCCAAATAGAACAAGTATTAACCAAGTTCTATGACCGATTCTCGTTCTGGCACCGGTCCAATTGAGCCCTGTCGACGCCCCTTTTTGACTCTAGGTCTTTCTATTGTTTCTCATTAGAGTCACCCGCCTGCGAGCACTTATACGAGCGCTGTCGACATACGCAAAAGAACCTATAAAAGACCTAAAGTCTTTTTGAAGGTTCGCTCGTTTGGAGGCTCCAAGAAATCTAATGCGCCCTAACCCCTTATATATCATAGGGTTATAGCTGGGGGTTAGAGCCTTCATTGGCCATAAACTTCCTTGGCCACATCGAGACATTCCGGCGACTCCCCAGTATCATTCATTGTCTTAAACAGGCTATAGAAAGCCTGTTCAGCCCAGCCCTCATCCCGAGTTAGTATCGCTTCCATCAAGCGCTTCATGGCCAGATTAACTTCTGTATTCTCCATTTAGTCCTCCAGATATAATGCGGCTACGTATGGGGTTGAATGGAAGTGAACCCCGAATGACATTAATCTCAAAGTGAAATCAATCCCCGCACAGGGGTGGATTGAATTGATTTGCCCAATCCCCCCAGTGGCCATGTAAAGGCTTCTATGTATACTGAGTCCATACATAATAGGAACTGGCCTTACGACGCCACAAAGAACATCGCTCTCAGCCAACGGGGGCTGTGTTAGCTGCATCGTATTACGATCCCATGTTGCGCATCTACCGCCCACAAGGGCAGCTCTAGCCCGCGTCTTATGCGGTGGTATAACGGCGCCGTCTAGCGCGCTACAACGCAGGGTAGAAGCGAAACAAACATGGTGGCCTGAGCGTTTCGGGAAACAAATTCCACCCCTCATGGCCCTGATCGTGTACCCTAGATGGACTATTCTGGCACTAGCCAAATGGAGAAACTCCCCTGTCGTGGACCCTAGGGCTTGTTTCAATTCATCCGGACTCGAGATGGCATGTATCGAATCGGGAATCTGTTCTTCTATACTGGCCCTAGAGAGGGGGTATACGAATTCATCCCCAGGGGTCCGGAATAAAAATACATCCACCCCTTGGCTCGTATTGGGAATTGGTTTTGCCCCGGCAACCCTTCTCATATCGGGATCACTTTCCCCATGTGAGAATCCAATCAGTCAGGGCCAAAGTTGCCAGGGAAATAAGTATTCCCGATACGATACTTATCCAAACGAGAGTTCCCAGTCTACGCATCTTTTGCCATTTCCCCATATAGGATTATGTCGGCAACGATTTCCCGATCCGACATATTGTGATAAACCAGCGGCTCGAAGCCACATTCCAAATCATCCAGATACATCTGGCGGAGTTCAACTGAGACCTTAGTGGCTGAGTTGATCACAGCCACCACACGCCGGTATACTCTTTCGGTCCACGGCAACGTGCATCCTGCCATCGTCGGCTCCTTTCGAATCTTCTACTACTATTATATCATACCATTTGGCAACAGGCAAGGGAATTCTGAAAAGTTCTGAAGGTTTTTTTCGGCGCTATACTTCGCGTAGAGGCTCCGGCAGATCGGATGCGACCTATACCATGCAGGCAAAGGTTGCCGCGGCCAATGGCGCAGTATACATAGCTAGATTTTACCCTGCGGATAGGGTAAAAAATAGCTCGCATAGATCGCGTTTAAGCTACGGCAAAGCGGTTGCGCATAGTAACCCACGCATGATTCCAAGCGCCGGCTCTACGCGATCTATGCGCGCGTCATGGCGAAGGTCACCTAGCTCCTCTTAGACCTCCGGGAGCTACGCAGCCGCAGTCGGCTGAATTCGATCAGCAACCGGTCTATGGCCCTTGCCTTCGCCGCCTCCAACTCTGCCATGCGTAGCAGCATTGAACGCATCCCTTCAGGGCTGGTTTTCATCTCAGCCTTCCTTGGCTGTGATCATGCATCCGATCATTTCAATCTCGCCCGCGGGGTCTGAAAGGCAATCGAACCGGAGGTGGCTGAATACCTCGTCCTCGAGTTCCAACCCGACCGCGTCGGTCTGAATTTCAAACTCAGCGTGCCTGGGCTGAGATGGTTCATCCGATCCCGGCCCACCCCAGAGGGTATAGTCGATTGCAACCTCGTAGGTTTTCATCGCCTGCTCCTTTCGAATCTACATTAATTATACCCTCCACCCTGCGCCAAGGCAAGGGCGAATCTAAAAACTTCTGCAGGGTATTTTCACCCTACGGGTAGGGTGAAAATTAGCTCTCATAGATCGCGTAGAGGGCGCGGTGGCAGATGCCTGCATGGTATTCGTCGCAGGGATTCTACCCGCGCCCTCTACGCGATCTATGCGCGCGTCATTTCAAAGAGAGCGCCCAGGGGCTTTTGCCCCCGGGCTTCGCTGATCCGAATTAGGCCGCGACGCGGATGAATCCCTTAACCGTGGACTGAATCTGGCCCTCGGTGGCCTCGACCGAAACATATCCGGCCTTCAGTAGCCGCTTCATCGCGCCGTAAACCAGCCGCGTCCGGGGCTGTATCGGAAGCAGGTTGAAACGGGCGAGCTTGGAATCAATCCAGCTACGCATGGTGGCGATGGTGAAAACCGTGTTGGGGTAGTAGCGCAGGATACTTTTGACCGCGGCGAAAACTTCCGGGCGCGCGTTGCGGAGTTCGGCGTTGACCTTTTCGTTTGTACTCGACATCGTATCGACCTTTCTTTTTGGAGAAGCCGTTTGCTCCTCCTTAACTATATGTATTATACGATCCACCGAGGGCAAAGGCCAGCGCCAAATCCTTTTTCTTTTGGTCGGTGTTTGGTCCGGTACTCAGCCACAGGCGGCCGGTATCGAACTCAGACACTCGAGGCTGCGATGGCAATTCAGACAGACAAGGCCGGTTGTAGTATCTCAGCCAGCGTTGGCCAGTCTCAACCAACCAGCCCTAGGGGTCTGAGTTAGAACAACTCAGCCCTGTCGGGATGAATCTCCAGGCACAAAAGAAACCCAACCCCGGAAGGGTTGGGTTTCGATTGCTGACCTCGTTGGGTCTACTTCTCGTCCTTGATCTCGGCCTTCGCGAGCTGCTTGGCGGCGATGACTTTCAGCTGCATCGGGCCGGTTTCGTCGACCTGGTAGATGTAACCGACCCCGTCCGTATCGGAACGGCGAAGGTTGCCCTCGTTCAGCATCTTGTTGATGTGAGTTCGGACCGTTGCCGGGGCACATCCGGTCTCTTCGACCACCGCCTTGATGATGTGTTTCGGGGCGAATGGTTCCGAACGAACGAAGTCGAAGAGCGATTGGCGACACGTCTTGCCATCGGTCTTCTTCCGCTTGTCGACTTTCGGGAGCTCCTGCGGCTTGTCGGCACCTGCCGGCTTCGCATCGGACTCGACAGTCGGCTTCGCGGCAACCTGGCCCTTGTCGGCCGGCTTCGCGTCTTCCTTCTTCGCGCCTGCCATGGGTAAGCCTTTCTGGCCCTCGCGGGCCGAATAGAGTTGGCAAGTTTGAGTTGCGACCGTATTCACTTTTCAAAGTCGGTTCGTTCTTAACTCTGAATGTATTATATCATACACCTGCGAGCAAGGCCAGAACCAAATCAGAAAAACTTTCCGGTCACATCGACTCGCATACTTCGCGTTTAAGCGCCGGGTCTCATGCCTGCATAGTATCCATCGCAGGCGATAGACTCCGCGCCTTGCTGCGCAGTATACGCGAGGTTATTTCGATGTCAGAGAGCTCAGACTTGTTCAGCTTGCTTCTCTTCAACTGTATATATTATACGACATCTCCAGGCGACAGGCACGGAAAAAATCAGAAATATTTTGTTCGTGTCTTGGTAGGTATAGGATCACCGGACCAGGACACGACCAAACGAGCGACTCAACATAGCGCGCGTTTGAACGCGCATACACATGCGGCAACGGCGCATGCGATATATACCATGCAGCGCGCCTCGACAGGCGCTATACGGCGCGGTTATGAGAGCTAGATTTTACCCTGCGCAGGGTGTTATCACCCTCTCGCGCAGGGTGATTTCACCCTCAACCCGGCCTCGCGTAGCCGGTATCTAACGCAGCCCTGTGAGGCCGGTATAGCGAACTCAGCCACGCGTAGCCAGTATACAATCACAGCCTCGCTCGGCCAGTATCCAACTCAGCCAGCCGTGGACAGTTTACATTATCCCAGCCACGCAAGGCCTGTATACAAATACAAGCCGCGCGAGGCCAGTATAGGAATACCAGCCCTGCGCGGCCCTGATTGAACTCAGCCCTGTGCGGATGCGATCGCTACTCAGCCACCTCGGGCTGAGTTGAATCCAGCCCTCGCCAGCCCTGTTCATGTAGCAAAGCTCCCGTTCTGGGAGCCTTCCAATCCGGGGGCTTGATCCATTTGCCGGCATCATCTTTGTGGCCACCGGGGCCAAACTTGGCCAGGTTACAAACATCCACCATCCGTTGGTGCTCCAGATCGGGAATTCCCAACGCGCTCAAGGTGCCCGTAGTCACCACCTTAATGTCACAGCAACCGTCGACAATCTCGATCATATCGGGAGGATGTGTCTCGTCTAGAGAATCCATTACCATTTTGAAACCCACCCCCATGTAGTGGGTTTCTTTCCCACATCGAATTCTCACTTCGAACCCTAGGCCGTATACCGTTTCGAGAGCCTCTTCGAGAATCAATCCTGCCCTCAGCCGCCGGGTTTCGACTGGGGGCATCTCGGGTTGCCGTGGCACAACCTGGCCAGCGTTGGCCATGAATTCATCAACACGTTGCTGATGTCGACTTCTCATCTTGGGATTATTGGGCACGTATACCCACTCTCTAGGGCGCCTATCCGCCACTGTTATAAGTCCTTATCTATCAACAGGTTGCAGCTGTTCCAATTCGAGAATCAGGTCTTCGAAGATCACCGGGGCTAGTTCAAACATTGACCGTAGGAGCCCTTGCATGATCCCTTTTATTTGCCACTGGGCGTGGGGATTGAGTGCTCGCTCTTTCAATACCCACCTCCACTGGCGGAGATTGAAAGTCGTTACCACTTCCGTTTTGGTTGCATTGGGCAAAACGGATCTGGCGTCTTCGGGCGGAGTTCCCCCTTCGAGAAGCCAAAGGTAACATTGATAGGAATCATTGATCTGATCAGCCCACAATGTTTTCAATCGATCATTGGAACCAATTGATGGGGGGAGAATTACTTCCAAACCCTTCTTCCCGTAGTTACAATACCTTTGACTTTCCTGAGAATAAGACGCAAGACGATGGCGAACTAATTGATGAGACATTGAACGATCCCCGACAATGCGGGCAGTGATTGAACAATGTTCAATGACTGAATGGTGTCCGGATTTCATTATCATCCGGATGAATCGATCTGCCGAATCGGGGGTAAGATTCTTTTCACTCTTGTAGCACGTTCGCCCAGCCACTTCGAGACGTCGGGGGAAGTCTCGAATCTCTTCTGCTGGTGTTAGAATCATACCGTAGGGTTCGACGATTGTGAAATTGTTCATGCCAATTTTCTCATTGGGATCTTTCGCCATGCGGTGGCTACATCGTGACGAGCCAACCGTAGGCAACAATTCCATTTGCCTTCACCCAGTCGATAGCGAGGATGGATTGGAAAAACCCCAGCCGCTCTCGAATGGGTACAGACAACGTAGAGGGGAAACGTCTCCATGTATTCTTTTGCCAACGTTCGGGCGAAAACGGATTCAGCCCTTGACAGATGGATTTCGTTTTCGGTCAATCGATTCCCTCCTCTAGGCTACCCAAGTTTTGACTTGACCCCAACTGGGACCAACGTCCACGTCAACCTCAAACGTGGCACATGTTTCAAATGGAGAAGTGCACATGATGTCGACAATGATTGGAATCACTTCCGGCAAACGATGAGTCCAGATCTCGAATTGAATTGAGTCATGAACCGGGAACAAAGGATAACCCCAACCGTTTGTTCGTAGCAATTGGTTGAGTTCAATGAACTTGTATGTGTTGAGATCAGATGCCAAAGACTGGACAGGAAAGTTTACAGCCTGGTTCTTTACATCACGAATGAACTCAGGCATGATTAGATTCCAATGTCTACGTCGACCGATTGAAGTTTCTAACCATCCATTGGCGAGTGCACCGTCCTGAGCATTCCGCCACCACCGATGATAGTCGGGATACTTTGTCCAGAACTCATCGACATAAGCCCTAGCTTTCTTCATCGGCCAACCGGTTGCTAGGGCGATTGAGAATGCAGTACGATTATACATCATGCCGAAGGTGATAAACTTCTGGGCGAACCTATCCATCTTTGTTATGGTGTCAAGGGGTTTGCCTGTAACTCGAGATGCCATTGTTGCATGCAAGTCTTGAGTCAAACAATCATTCCCTAGGTTGACGTCTCCGGAATAGTGCCAAGCGATCCTGACTTCAAGTTGCTTGTAGTCAACCGAGACCCAACTCATCCTCGGAGAAGGAATGAACATTCGTTTCAGGTTAGGGAAACCTTTCTCTTCAACGACATCGTCTTTGGGAATCGTTTGAAGAGGGGGATTCTTAATCGCCAGCCGACCTGTCTCGGCCCCTTGAACTAGAATGTCTGGATGGATCCTACCGTCAGCCGCAATGTCATCTACGATCCCATTGACATAAACGGATAACATATGATCCCAGTCTCGGAAGAATTGAACCTTCTCAACGAATGGTTTGTCAGCATGCTTCTCTAAGAACGTTTTATCCGTTGTAGGTTTCTTCGTTGACTTAGACTTAACAATGGGCCGAAGCCTCATTGTCTCATATGCACAATGACGTAGTTGAATTGGTGACCTAGGATCCAAACTTCCGTCAGGATACTTAGACGGTTTCTTGATACAGTCATGTGAATCGAACCCTGCCTCTCGGGCAAAGTCCTGGAGAACTACAGTTGCATCTACTAGTCCTTGTTCAACTTCGGGACGTAGTTGATCAATGTAGTCTGTATCAATTAAGACTCCTCTGGTCTCAGCATCAGCAAACGCACCCTGTGCAGGCTGCAATAGGCTCTCGACAACGAATTGAGTTCGACCTTCTTGGGCAACTAAACCTTTCAAGATGGGAAGGAGACGATGAGTAGCTCTAGTGTCCCGAGCATTCCTAATCGCTCTCAATTGAACCGGGACGTTACTAAACGGTTTCCCACCCTTCAAGTACTGTTTCGTTTCATCCTTCCACCCAGGTTCATTCAATATCTTTTGGGACAATACCTCGAGACCAATTCCACCTTGTCTCTCGGTAAGAGCCATCGCCCAACACATTGTGTCTTCAAACTTTGGAGGAACCCCTAGGCCTTCTCTTTCAAGGAACTGTTGATCGAACTTCTTGTTGTGAGCAACCCAAACGATATTAGGATCGGTAATCAATTCCCGCCAGGCTGCTTTTGCTTCTGGACTTGAAACTAATGTAGCATGATCCAGGACCCAAGAAGTGTCTCCATCGGAAACACCTAACTCAAGTACTGGATCAGATACAACATCAAAGCCATTGGTCTCTAAGTCAATTGAAAGGTGCTCTCGACAGTTGGCTTTGAGGGTATCGGCGAGCTCAATCATCGGACCCGGAGTGGACAGATAGAACCATTCGGAACCTTCACGGAACACATGAACCTTCTTTGGGAATGGTACTTCGCTGAACAGGAGCCGTTTGGCCCTTTGCAAAGCGTCGTAGATCCTGTCGAAGTTTCCGTAGCCACCATGAAGAACGGAAGCCGGATGGAACGTAGGGATCACCCAACAGTTGTAAATAGGTGACCAAGTAATCTGACCAGCTAGGGAGTTGATGGTTTCATTCGTCTCCAAAACCGTTCGGCTGGCGAGAGCACCTAACGTTACAATGATCTTCGGTTCACGTAAACGAATCTCTGCTACCATTCGTTGATAGCAACATGCCAATGTTTCGTCAGTAGGGGGTGAGTTCTTTTTCCCTTGCTCAGGAACCGGACGACAGAGAACAGTATTCATAACATAACATCTGTCACGATCCAATTCAATGTCTTCAAGTGTTGCGTCTAGGAGTTCACCCGATCGACCAATGAAAGGAATTCCCTTATGGTCATCTTGAACTTCCGGAGCTTCCCCGACTAGAACTAAACCAGTCTTGTCTGGTCCATTCCCCCATACTTGAGTACGATTCAATCCTTGCAAGGGACATTGATCGCACTTGCACAGTGGCTCAAGTTCTTTCAAAGGTTCCCGGTCATGATGTCAGTAGCCAACTCAATGGCTGAACCTCGAGACTGAATCGGAACACCCCTGATCAATTGAGTACAAGCTTTCCCAAGACAAGATCCCAGGACAGCTGGATCATATCGACTCGAACGTTGAGTTCTTCCAGCCTGCTTCAGGTAGAATAACATCTGTGCAGCCTTGGACACTACACCAAGTAACTCGGAATGATTGGGCATTCCCAAAGCAATGAGGTCGAGGTCTCCTGGTAGGAAGTAATCGATCCGTGCATCAGCCCCTTCGGCAGCTGCGATGAAGTGAATCACTGCTGCCATTGCTGACTCACTACCGGCGGCAGTCGAGCCCCAACCAATGGCTTGATGAATCTGATACAGGCCAATGGTGAATCGATCGATTGGGTAGGTACCCTGATGCTTGTTGAAACGATGACACCAATCAATCAGTTCGATTGTATCGGTCGTCTTGATCCCTCTATCCATGGCTTGTCCACTGAATCTCATTATCCTATTATACCTTAATGCCGAGGAGACTTCAAGGAAATTCTGAAGACTTCTAAAGGTTTTCTTCGGCCACAGGTACGTAGTTCAATGAAGCAGACAGGAGAGCAATGTTCTCACCAATGGCTTCTTCCATTTCGGAAGTGAGATCAGTCTCGGTCAGTGACATGAAACCATCCGGTCGAGGACCATCGGTCTCAATGATTGGAACCTCGGGGTCAAGAACCTTTAGGTCCATTCCCATTCGTACATGCTTCGAGGTATCGACTCCCCGAACAATGTTTCGGACAGCAGGATCGATGTCCAATGGTTGAGTCATTCCCAGGAGATGAATCTCGACTCGGTGACCGAACTTCTCTGCCCGGGGAATGAGAACTTCGTTGTACAAACGAAGAGTCAATTCATCCCTCGAGATCCCTAGTGCCTCGGCTGCGATGAAAGGAACACCGACACAATTGAGTCCGGGAAGTGCAACCATCAACTCAGCACACTCTAGGTACTGAGTGATCTCGGAAGCATGGGGAACGCCCATGAACAATGAATAGGGCCAAAGCTCCCGTAGTTGATATGCGGCTTGAGTTGTTGCGTAAAGGGTTTCGACAGCTCGTCCAGGTACGTCGGGAAGAACGATCTCAGCCGGGAGAAGACCCAATGCATTGACTGCTTGAATGATTGAGTCAACGTCTGGGTTGTAAGGTTCCCCGTACGCATGGGCTTCGTAGGCACCATTGTCAAGTATGATGAAATGACTCTTCTCGGCCCTGGCACGATACGCTTCCCGGTACGTTGAATCATTCAAGACTCTGGGGACAAGAATAAGATGATACTTGTCTTCGTCCCCTTGAAGTCTATTGATCCATCCACTGGGTACAATGGAAGCAAGTCTCATGAATGAACTCCGTTCATCCGAACGAGATGAAGGAACTCGTCCTTGGATCCTTTCTCATTGGACAGGAAGCAACCACGGACTGCGGATGTGATTGTCGTAGCCCCTGGCTGCTTGACTCCACGAATCGCCATGCACTCGTGTTCAGCTTCGACAACAATCATGACACCTTTGGGTTCGAGTACCTTTGACAAGGCCTCGACGATGTCCCGAGTGATGTCTTCTTGAATCGTTATCCTGTGAGCGAAGTACTCGACTGCCCTGGACAGTTTCGAAAGACCAACGATCTTTCCAGCCGAACCAGGAACGTATGCGACATGAGCCATCCCCCGAAAAGGAAGAAGGTGATGTGCGCACAAGGCCGTGAATCGAATGTTGGTAACTGCGACCATCTCTTCGAACCCAGATCGGAAAGAAGTCTTAACGATCTCCTCGAAGGGTCTTGGGTCCGGAAGAAACTCCATCAGGAACTTGGTGAAACGATCCGGAGTCCCTTGAAGATGTTGATCGTCGTTAATCTCTCCCGGAGTACACTTGTTCAACATTGCAAGCATCCAACGGACCTTGTCCGCTATCGCCTCCTGGCGTTGCCCCAAATCCATGTGTGCAGCCTCGTTGTTATGTTCCATCCTCTTAGGATAACCCCTTCAACCAAGTCTTGAGTCCTGTCATGAATGGTTGTACCATCAATGCCTTCGGGCATGATGTAGACATAGTTGTCCGGGATCCCTACTTCGTCTACGATCATTTGGACCTCGGCCAAGTCTTGTTTCGTTTGAACCACGAACTTGAATCGACTGTTGGCATTGAGGACGTAAGACTTGAGCACCTCGGGCTTGAATCGTTTGTCCAGATCCACTCCACTATTCTCTAGCTTCGGGGACACGATGTACCATTGGTTACTGTAGTTGCCTGGGAAGAGGGGAATGGTTCCATTGGTTTCGTATTCGAAATCCCATCCAGGCATCATGTCCCGAAGTTCATTCAACTCCGGAGCATGAATTAGAGGCTCTCCCCCTGTGCAGACGAGTAGCTTGGTACAGCCCATTGACATTGAACGAACTGTTTCAATCACAGCGCCAAGAGGCATGTGAGCTGGGTGTTCAGTTCCATTGTAGGTGTACTTCGAATCACACCAACTGCATCTGAGGTTGCAACCTTGAAGCCGAAGGAACACAGCCGGACGACCTATCGATGGGCCTTCACCTTGAATCGTTGGACCGAAGATTTCGTTGACTGCAAGAGTCGCAGCAGGCATAGTTCTCCTCTACAAGTCCACAACCATTGTGGAACTTTCGTTTGCATTCATCACATCTTGGTTTGAATTGAACATAGTCAATTGGCTCTTCACAGACTGGACAGAAAGGAATTCCTTCTCCGAAGTCAACGTTGACCATTCAGACAGGTTCCTCTTCGAGTTCCTTCTTGGTCAAGTAGGGGAACTCAACTCCAACCTGGTCACCGATCCAAATGGTGGCAGAGCCGGATGCTGTTTCCCAAAGACGGATCTTGTGAACCGGAAGATGAGACATCTGCTTCAACCGATTCAAGATCCAAAAGCACATGTTCTCGGCAGTCGATCGCACAGGGAGAACGTCGTTCAGGTGGGCGTGGTCCAGAACTGAATCGATCAGTTTAAACCAGACGTGTTTGATGTCACCGAAGTCGACAACCATTCCTTCGGATGAACCCTCTTGAATCAGATTCCCTCGAAGGGTTAGTTCGACTATGTAACTATGCCCATGAACGCGAGCACACTTACCATTGTGTCCATACAATTGGTGACTCGACTCGAATCGAAAGGTCTTGGTGACCTCAGCTATCGGAAGCTGCTGCATCAATCACCTCCTGCGTGGGCTTGTATTCATCGTCCAGAAGACCTCGGGCCTGGAGATCCTTGAAGATGACCAGTCGGCAGTAAGCTGCCACAGGTCTCATCTCCAATGCCGCAGCCCTTTCGATCGCCGGGTACACTAGTGGATCAACGGGAACTGATACCAACTTGTGCTGAGCCATTTTACTCCCACTCGTCGTAACCTAGTCTCTCTAGGTATGAATACACATGGGCCAGGGCGTCTTTACAGTGACGTTCCTTGTGAACCCGAAAATGCATTTGGGCTTTGTCCAAGAATGCTTTCCGCCATTGGGGTGGTTGAACAATCAACTCAAGACCCATTAGGTGACAGCATCCCTCGACGAAACCCAAGAGCTTGATCGTGAAGATGGCGTCTGCGGAACGAGGACCTGACCCAAGGAAATCTTCCATGACCACTACAGTCGTTTCAGAATCCAATTGATGAAGGAACTCGACAATGTCCTTGTGATCTCGAGCAGCTAGGGCACAGAGAACTTTGCCCGAGTTTGAACAGTGTACAAGTCCCGTCGTCCTGCCAGGATCAATTCCGCAGACACTCATCAATGGTTCCTAGTAGCCGCCCGTTGCCTTCTTCTTGCCCTTGTTCGGAGTCTTCTCCTTGGTCTTGGCCTTGGCGATTGCCTTCTTGGGGTCGAGAGCCTTCGGCTCCTTCATCCCGGCCGGAGGACCTTCGGTGCCCCAGATGTCCAGGACTTCGTTGATCGTTCCGTCGCCGAAGTCCTCGTTCGGGGCTCCGACACTGACGACGATCTCGACACCGAGCATCGCCTTTTCGTCGATCGTTCCTTCACCGATGTAATCGGTTGCATCCTTGCCCTCGATGCGGGAGAGGACTTGACGAACTCTCCACATCGTGGACGGAATGAGAGTGAGATTGAACCAGAGCCGCCGGCGTTCGAACGGCTTCAGGAGCTTCAGGGTCAATCGAAGGTAGGTGTTTCCCTTCTGGGATTCCCTTTCCTCGATCTCGAAGATGTTTGCCCGGTAGTCACCAGGCTCGAGGGGGAGGAAATCACTCCCGTCCCCATAGTCAACCTTTACGACCATGTTACTCTTCCTTCCGGTAAATGATGTCGAGGATTTTCCCCATGTCGGGATCATCCAATTGGCCTGGGAGGATGGGACGTTCCTTTGTTCCCTTTCTTGGCTGACGAACCTTGGCAATGTTCACACCCTTCTGGGCGAAGTGTAGAACTCGTCCCCCGGACTTGTCTCCAATGTCCAAGAAGCCTACACAATCCATCAAGCCCAGAACCATCTCAGCACAACCTGGAGTCATCTTCGCTCGACCCACGATTGCACCTGTCGACTCGTCTTTCTTCTCCGTTACCAGGGCCGTGAATAGAATGTTCCAACCCCGATCACGAGCAAAGTTTCGCCAGGCCTTAACCATCTTCTGCATGGCGGAGTTCGTTCTACCCCAATCACCTAGATTGGGTAGCTGCGGAGTCTTCGAAGAACGCATCACGTCTTCGAGTGCCAGCTCCTGCACTGCTGTCAATGAGTCCATTACAATCGTCTTGAATGGATGCTCACCGTGGGCAAGGAACTGATAGATCCGGAAGATCTGTTCCCATGCCGACTCCACAACGTCACCATCGTCATCCCGAACGGTGGTGGGATGAAAAATCTTGATGTCGTCTCTGTCGGCAATGGATCGGGTTCCACCTTCGGCATCAATGATTAGAACATCCCTTCCGTGGGGATGATCCTGAGCTGATGCACAGAAGGTAGTCTTCCCGATACCCGGATTGCCATAGACGAGACAATCGAATCCCCATTCATCCGACAGCTCACCGGGAGTCGAGAAGCTCAACCCTTCCGGCAGCGCCAGGACTGGAGATCCTGTCTTGTCTACTTTGACTTCTTCTTCCTCGTCGACTTCTTCTTCGACGGCTTCGACTTCTTCTTCAACGGCTTCTTCGCCACCGTCGACGACTTCTTCTCGAGACAATCGATCTCCTCCCGGGGCTCAGTCGTGCCCCTTTGTTGGGTGTAGCCGTATGTGGCTAGTTGAATTTCCATTCTCAGTTTTGAAACCCGAGCCATGTGTTTTTCGTACGCAGGTCCAGATGTGCCTACTTGTTCCAACTGTCGAAGCCACATGTTGACATCAATGAGAACAGCGTAACGTTCGAGAGCCAGTTGAAGGATGCCGTCAACCTTTGGACCATGCGTTGCGGCATTCAACATGGTCTGAAGTGCTCCGGCCTTCTTCATACTTGGTTCGATTGGATCCATTGGTGTCCGTTGGATCGTGTCCGGAAGACTTTTCCAATGAATCACGGACGAAGCCAAGGCTTCATACCGAATCTGATAGAGTTGTTCGTTACTCATTGTACCCTAAACATGGATAGACCAGAGAGAGGTGCGTTGGAGAAAAGGGGAAAATGGGGTTGTGAGGTTGACGCAACACCCCCCCTGGTCTTGTTCCATGGCAGTGGACTATTCGTTGGCCAGTTCGACGAGGCCGTCGACACTGGAGACGATTCCGGGCTTCAATGTCCGGACCTTTTTCAGCGTTGGAGGCTCGGTCTTGATCCAGAACCGAAGAAGCTCTTCTGCGTCTTTCAGTTCGGACTCGTCTCGGGCTCCGTTGAAAGCTTGACAAGCTTGACGAGTCTTCGTGTCACAGTCCCAACATCCTTCCCAACGTCTGTTGGGATAGATTGCGGGATCCGACTCGTCGATATAGGCCATGTCTTTGAAGATGGCCGAAGTGTTTCGTTCCCAGGAACGAATCTCTCCCCAGTCGGCAGGGATCATGATACGTTTGAAGAACGGGTTCTCGGGACTCTTGTCTCGGCTGCGTAGTCTCTCGACGAAGTCAGCGTACTCGGGATCGTTTGGATCCATTCCAGCCTCAACCAGTCTCTTGATGTAGAGACCAGCCGTGGTCTTGATCCATCTCTTGGACATGGCTCCGTTCTTGAGCAGCTGGGGTTCGGTCGGTTCACCTTTGTAGATGCCGTCGTAGATACATCCACCCAAGACATCGTCTGGGAACAAACGAGCAAAGGCCCATTCATACCCGACGAATTGTTCGTTCAAGTTGACGATGAACTCTGGGTTTGGTGTCTGGGAAAACGTCTTGTGATCAACCAACCAGTAGGCATTGGTTAACTTGTTTCGAATGAGCATGTCCCAGGTGCCCACATAGAACATGTCGTCGTAGGTTCCCGGCATTGGAATCTTGAACGGTTGTTCGACGACCAGGATCTCGAACTCATCCCCGAAGGGAGGAATTCCATAGTGATCCAGGTAGAGTTCAGTGTACAGTCGAGCCCTTGCAGCTGACTCTTCTACTCGGTCGTCTTCTTCCTGGCCCCAACTGGTTCCAATCTGCTTGGCATAAGTCTCAGCCATTGAAACCATTTCGGCATGGATCCATTTGTCCAATGCCGGCTGCAACTCTTGGCCACTGGACACAATGGCAATGCCCTCATGGGCAACTGAACCCAACCAAAGGGCAGTTGCAGGAGCACCTGGTGTTCGAAGGGATCGTCGACTGGGACTTGTTAGATCCCATTTGAATCGACAACGTTTGAACGCCTGCATGTCTGAATGACTGATGTCCACTGCTGACTCCTTATGATCCTCGATTGCTACCTCTATTATATAACGACACCTATGAGACCTTCAAAGAAATTCTATAAAGGTCTTCAGGTTTTCTCATACCGGATAACGTACGGGAGATGACGATACTCCCCATTGTAATCAAGGCCGTAGCCGACAATGAACTCACCAGGTTCAACGTCCAGGCCCGAATGGATTTGACGAACGAATGCTTTCTCCGGATGCCTGATCAGGGCTCGAGCAATCCTGTATGCTTCCGCCATCGTCTTCGGAATAACTTTTCGGAAGAGGCATATGGTTCTGGTTGAACTATTACCCCTCCCACTTAACCAACGGTGAATGGCTAAGATCGTATCGCCAGAGTCAATGATGTCATCGAGTACTATTATTCGTACTCCAGCCAGGTTGGGAGTTGGCCCAACGAAATCAATCTTGACATGTCCAGATGAAACGTCCCCTGTGTAGCTAGTAGCCTTAATGAAATGAACAATGACCCCGGCATCATGTTCAAAGTACCTGATGAAGTCAGAGGCGAAGACGAAAGCCCCATCCATTACAACTAGGATATGGATTGGTGTATCGTTTCCCGGGTAAGTGTTTAAGTGGTCAATCGTTTCCTTTGCCAACCGAGACACTGCTGTCTGAATTTGTCTCTCGGTATAGATAACCTGATCACTCAGCATCGTCTTCCTCCAGTGTGAAAACTTCCTCGAGTAGTGCTTGAAGTTTATGTTCCAATCGTTTCCCTTGGACTTTGAACACACCCTCATCGACACTCTTCTCGACTCGTAGGTACCAAGACAGCACTTGATCGAATTCAGACCCTCGACGGATGAATCGTCCTAGTGCTTGTTCAATTGTTTTCGGTACCCAATCCTCTTCGTAGAAGACAACCTGGTTACAGAATTGTAGGTTGGCTCCTTCGGTTAGTGATCCCAACGTAGCAACGAGCACCCCTGTGCGAGATGCTTTCCAGTCCTGGACTATGTCGTCACGTTTCATTGGATCAATTGAACCGGTAACAAGAAAGGAATCTCGACCAGTCACCGCTTCTTGAATCACTCGAGCCGTTTCCTTGTACCAACAATACACTGCGACATGCCTTGTCGTTCGGTCGGTTAGGATCCCTTTCAGGGCATCAAGCTTCGGGTTTTTATTCCCAGGAGGTGTTCCTGTTAAGCCCCGAAGGTGATGTATTAGGGCTCCACCGTTCTTGACATAGATTGCCTTGGGCAAGTCGTCATGTTCAACTCGCCAGTTCTCTTTTGCATCCCGATACGTCTTCCTGATTGAAGGTGGCATCTCGACAGTGATCGTTGTCGGCATCTCGGGTGGGAATTCTAACCCTACCTCATGAGGTAACCTTCGAAGCATGTGTCGAGACAACATCTTATTGAACCCTTTAGGATCGAATAGGTCACCAACCTTATTGGCCCAAGGTGTCCTATGTATTCTACAGTGGTGACCTACGAACCTCCAATAGGATGTGAACTCTTTCGGGTTGCAAAGTCGGAGTAAAGGAAACGTGTCACCAGCATCTTTGACAATTGGATCAGCTGTCAGGAGAAATAGATACGGTGTGTTCAACTTGTACGCAGCCTTGGTTGCTTTTGTTCCTCGACCCCTAAGACGATGAGCTTCGTCACAGATAACACAATGCCATCTCCGACGAAGTAGTTGAGTGTAACCTTTACTCGGGGCCAATGCATAGGCCAAGATGGCATAGGAAACAATCAACCAGTCAACGTCTTCAGCATTGACAGCTGCCTGCTTTTCATACTGAGCCCCTTGAGCAACATAGATCGTGGGCTCGTTTGGATCCTGATACATCTCTCGAATGTACCTGATCCAATTCTTAATCAGGTACGCTGGGCAAACAATCAACTTGGGCCCAGCTCCGGCTACTTGCCAAGCAGCCTCAATGGCAGGGTACGATTTTCCTACACCGTAATCGTCCCCTAGGATGTGCCGACGTTTAGACTTAAGGATCTCGACAGCCTCATCCTGATATGGATCAAGAGTAATCAATCCCAATCCCTTTCAAGACTAACTCGAAGGTAATCGGTGACAATGTCATTTGTCAGGAAGAAGGTGGCGGTGATCAAATTGAACTCAGCCACACGGAGCTGGATTACTCCTGCGTTATGTAGAGTGAACTCTTCGAAGCCCAGGAAGAACGTAACACTAATGCGATTGGGCCCTTGAGTTGCTCTCAACTTCAAATG